GGAGTAGCTGCACACACGCCCTGCCCGTCAGGAGCCATAAAGTACACAGCGTTACCTAGTACGGTAGCTGCTGCTCCGTGAGACGGGGTAACGTATTTACCTATAAATCTTAAGGTTCCTGTAGCTGGAGTTCCTGTAAAAGAATACCAACTGTCATCACTTAAAGCAATTAACAATGAGTCTCGTACAGGCCAACACCCTTTAATAAATACTTTACCAGACGCATTACTTATATCTATGTACTGCAACGCAGAGTCAGAATCCGTGTAGTCGTCTATGTCTGTGTAATATAATCTATTTTTTCCTAGGTTATCTTGCGACCAACCCCACAATCGTCCACGATAAAAAACAGCGTTAGTAATCGTGTTTATTACCGTACCATTGCCCCAGTCTATTGCAGTAGCAGAAGAGCCGTCCCATTTCTTTTGCCCTAGAAAAACAAAATCCTCTGGGCCTAAAGAATCTGATTGAGAGTTGCCTACTTTATCTGATACTGCCGCAGTCCAACCTGCTCGTTTCTGCGACCATTCAGTAGCATTAGGTAATGTCACAGCACCTATGCCAGAGGCGCTTTTCCAACCTAACGTAGCGCTAGTGTCAAACTCATAATAGTACGCTTGAGCAGAAGCACCCCCGACACTAACACTGTACAAGTACAAGTGCCCGTAAGCATCTCCTGCTGCAGCATCACTCTCCTTGTACTGCACACAACTGTTGTCTGCTAAAACTAAATTATTAGCAGGAGTGAAACCTGTGTTAGTAAACTCTCTTAGGCGTGGTCGTGGGCCTAACGCACCGGAGTCGTATACTTGCATGTTCATGGAGCAGTATGAATCGTCATTACGAGGCATACGTGTTACGTCTGCAAATACCTGACCCTTACGCCAGTTATCAAATTCTCTAGTCTCTATGCGTTGACGGTCCATTAACCCCACCCAATATCACGGCGGTGCTGTGGGTCTACCGTTGCACGAGTCCTCCGTACTTCGTCTTTAATACTTGACATCAGTCTGTCAAGTTCTGGTCGTAAAGCTGCTTGTAAATCTCTGTCACGCAATCTACCTGCAGCCATGTGTGCTGTAGTTATAACTAGCAAATCTATCGCCCAGTCTGGCATTAGCGGTTCATCTGTGTCCCCAGTAAGCGGTGACTCATACCTAGTAAACACGTGGCGTACCGTGTACACGGCATCAGGCACAGGGAACAGTCGTATCTTCCCACCCTCAATAGAGTAGAACTGAGGATAACCCTCAAAGTTAGAATACCGTGCGGCATCTGCTGGTTGTTTTGCTTTAAGTAAATTATCTGTGTCAGTGATTATGTACTGTGTAGACTTCCATAAATTTTGTGGAGTATAGTCTTGTGTGCCTGCGACAGTAGCTGTAAACGTAGTATCTGTATGTGTTAACCACGGCCAATCAAACTGCATACTTATTTGACGCAGTGCACCGTTTATAAGGTTATTTAGTACTGAGCTTGTCAGAGCATTGTCGGTGTTGACCATACCTAGACGGTCATACACGTTAGCCCTGATAGTCTGGAGCTGCATCTACGTCCTCTTGTTTCTTCTTTTTCTTTTTCTTAGGATTCTGATTCATAGCTACGGAAGGGAACCGCATTTTCTTACTACGCATTTTAGCTAGTTCTTGGGCCTTTTGTGATTCAGTTAACATAGTTCAATTATAGCACAGCCGTTTAGTAGTGATGCCCGACTTCTTTAGCGACATGCCAATACACTTTCTCTAGTGCTTCTATCTGTGCTTCTTTAACTTTAGTTTGTTGCTCTTTAATTAGCTTGTCGTTGTGTTTATCTACTCGGTTAAGTACGTCTTCTACTTTAACCTTATGTAAGTCGTGATCTCTTAAGTGTGTACATAATTCAAATATGTTTGGTAGCTCACCTTCGTGCATTGGTCGGGAACGATGCACACAGTATGGTTCGTCACGTGTGCTCCATATTTCCCAACGGCTTTCTAGCTTGTTCCAGCATAGTGTTATCCAAGGGTCACCGTTCCAACCTATCTCAGGTATTCCGTAAGTCAACATGTGCTGCATGTCTCCGCCTACAGCTGAGTGGCGTATCGTGTCAAGTATTCCTGTTTTCACCATTTCACCTTGTTAGCCCAATATGCTGCTGAGCAAACGCCTTTCTTAATGTTCTTTGCGTGACGAGCCTTGAAGGACTTACGTCTAGCTTTGTCTTTCTTAGACGAAGGATTCTTACCAGCACCTGACACACCCTGTTGCCCGAACCTAATAGTCTTACCATCAGGGCAACCTGCACCTTTAGCTAACACTACGTGTGACTTTGTAGGGTGATTAGGTGTGCGCTTAGGTTTGTTAAAACCTGACACACCTAGTGCTTTCATTCTAGAATCTTTAGCCAATGCTATCTCTTTCTACGCCTTCCGCCTCTACGCTTAGGCCCACGTCCTCTGGTAAGACCAGCTCTGTAAACTTTTTCTTTAGCTACATACATAGGTTCTAGACCTTTAATATCATCGTCTTTGTATCTAAGTCCTGCCATTATGTTTGCCAGTTGTAATGCTGTGTCTCTTTTTCTTTTTCTTTGCATTAGTATTTCTTCTTTGTTTTCTTCATTTTCTTGCCAGTCTTTCTAGCATAAGCTCTTGCAGCTTTAATACCTTTAGTGGTATAGCTGAACTCTTTGGTCCCTACTTTAGGCATGATAACTCCAATCGTCTACTCTATTATAACAAATAAAAGAGCCGCCCGTAATGGGCGGCCCTTTTT